CTACGGCCTCTACAACGCCTCCGGCGCGCTCGTCGCCAACACCGCGCTGGCTGGCGTTGTGGCGTCCGGCACCAACGCCTTCCAGGCGGTGATCCCGCTGACCTCGCCCTACGTCGCGGCGGCCGGGCTCTACTACGTCGCCTACCAGACCAACGGCACCACGACGCGGTTCCGGACGATCACCGCAAACGGCGCGGGCGACCTCACGGCCTCCTACACGGGCGCGTTCGGCACGCTGCCCGCGATCACGCCGCCGACGGCGTTCGTGGCCAATGTCGGGCCCATCTGCTTCGTGAACTGAGCGCGCTCTCTCCTCCCCGCGCTTGGTGACTGGGGGGTCGGCTCCGCATTCCGGCCCCCCTCCCTCAAATCAAGGATTGTCCGATGAAAAGAATTCTCCTGGCGGCCCTGGCGACGGTCCAGACGGCCGTCCTGGCCTATGGCGCTGCCGACCTGACCCTCTCGACCGGGGTGCAGTTCCTGCCCGGCCCGCGGCTGGTCGACGGCAGCGACCTCAACGTCATGCTCGGGGCGGTCAACACGCTCCGTGACCAGATGGACGGCACGGCGGCGCTCTCGCCGAAATGCACGGTGACCGGCGCGACGCCGCAGACCTGCAATGGCGTCTCCGGCGTGGTGACCACCGGCACGCTGACCACAGCTGCTGTCACCAACGCTGCCTACGTGATCAACAACTCCAGCGTCACCGCGGCCTCGGTGATCCAATGCACCGACCAGGGGTATAGCGGCACGCTGTTCACCGCTGGCATACCCGAGCTGATCACCTGCGTGCCGGGCGCCGGGACGATCACCGTCAACATCTCGAACACGCACGCCACCAACGCCCTCAGCGGCAGCGTCAAGATCGGCTTCCGAGTGGTCAACTGATGAGCACGGTCAACCTGCTTTGGCGGGCTCGGCCGCCTGATGCCAGGAACCCGGATGGCGGCTACGTCCCGGTCAGCAACGACCAGCCGATCCCGGTTGCGGTTACTGCCATGCCCGGCTCGACGGCCGCCGACCAGGGCGAGTACGAGAAGGTGCCGGCCTCGACGGTCGATCAGCCGCTCGGGGCCGCAGGCGGCATCGGCGACTTCCTCGCCGGGCTCACAGTGACCCCGGCGACCATGACGCCGGGGGCCGTGACCGTCACCGACGGGGCGACCGCCATGGTCGTCTTCGTCGGCGGGGCGTCGAGCGTGTCGAACCTGATCCCGTTCTGGATCCAGATCGGGGCGTTCTCGCGGAACGGCGCCTGGAAAGTCACTACCGGGGCGGACGTCTCGGTGATCGGCGTGGGTAGTTTTACCTGATGGCGCTGAACATCCGCCGCCGCCGGCAGATCACCAACGTTGCCCTGTGGGGCGACGGAGGTGGCCCGCCGCCGGTTGACGCCAGCGCTTTCAACTTTTCCATGCTGATGATCATCCAGCCTTACCAGCCGGCGGTCCCGCTCACGGCCGCGGCGGTTGACGTGAATCGATCCTTGGTCTGGCTCAACATGGCGGCGCCCTAATGGCGACGCTCACCTTTCAGTACGTCTCGAACTGTGTCGGCGGCGGGCACGTCGAGATCGACGGATCGTTCAACGCCGGCCCGGCGAAGCGGTTTGTCTACACGACCGACGAGCTACGTCAGCCGCTGAACGCGCTCACGCCCGACGAGATGGCGCAGTTCTCGTTGACGCTCCTGAAGATCCACTTTGCCGGCAAGACCCGCGCCGAGATGAAGACCGAGCTGCAAGCCGGCGTGACGGTGACGGTATGACCCTGGTCGCCCTCGATGGCACGCCGCTGGTGGCGATTGGTGCGGCTAACCGAGCAGGAATTGTTGGCGCGGTCAGTTCCGGCATCGTGCTGGTTGATGCGGCTAATGAGGCCGCCATCATGTTCGGCCAGATATTCACCGAGGATTTGGGGACACACACGATAGACACCACGGGCTCGTCGAGCCTGGGGTGGCGGACCAGCCCAACAACCTTTGCCAACGCCGCGACGAGAGTGAAGGTGGGCTTGGCGGCGTTGGACACATCGACCGGCCCACCAGCGAGGGCTGTGCATGTCGCCAATGTGATCACCTTTGATGTGAGTAAGACGCTTGCTGGCGGCGGTGGAGGAATAACGGCGAGCGCGTGGCAGGAGCATGTGCCGGACGCCGGGACGAAGACGATTGCGCATGGAGAAGTTGTTGCCTTCTGTGTGCAGATGACCGTGCTTGGTGGGGCGGACAGTATTCAGGTGGCGGTGGGAACGGCGCCGTCGCCGGCACTGATCAGGCCAGGGGTGACGGGATATACTGGCGGGTCGTATGCCGACGCCGCGCGCATACCAAATGCTGTGATTACGTTCTCGGATGGGGTACGGGGATACTTTTATGGCGGCTATGTTCAGTCGGTGTTTACGACGGGAGGTGGGAGCAATACGGATGTTATTAGAGAATATGGAAACTATATTGCTTTGCCGTTTCCAGTGAGGGTGTATGGGATTGTTGGTAATATTGGGCCAAATTCTGGATTAGCTAATTTTGATTTGATATTATACTCAAATCCACTGGTTACGCCAGTGGCAGAGAAGACGGCGTCGATGAACGCCCACATCTTCGCTGGTGCTGTCGTTGGGCCAGAGACGGCGTTGTTTGCGACGCCATACGATGCGACGGCGAGCCAGCCGCTGGTCGTGGCGGCCAAGCCAACGACCACCACCAACATCACGGTCACGTACAAGTCGTTCAACATTGCGGCGCATCAGAACGCAGATTTTCCTGGCTCTGCCTATGCCTGCACGCGGGGCTCCAGCGGGGCGTTTACGCAGCAGAACTCAGGCAAGGATCGCTATGGTCTTGGGCTGCTGATTGGGGCCTTTGACGCTGGTGGCGGTAGCGTTGCCGGCCTTCCGGCCTCGCGATTGCAATTGGGTCACTGACGATGACCCGCCGCCTTCCCCAGAGCACGGCATACACGGTTGTTTTCAAGGTCTTCCTGGCCTCCGATCACGTCAGCCCCGCGACCGGCAAGACGGTGGCGATCACGTTGAGCAAGGCGGGGGCGGCCTTCGGCAATCCTGCGGCGGGAGCCTCCAACGCGACGGAGATCGCCAACGGCTGGTACAGCTTCGCCCTGGGCACTGGCGACACCGGCACGCTCGGCGACCTCGTCCTGGTGGGCACGGCCACGGCTTGCGACAGTGCGGACATTGTCATGATGGTGGTCAGCGCAACGACCGGCGGGGCGACCAACCTCGATGCCGCGGTGTCGTCCAGGCTGGCTCCAACGACGGCGGGCCGCACGCTCGATGTGAGCGTGGGCGGCGAGGCCGGGCTCGACTGGAACAACATCGGCACTCCCAGCGCGTTCGCCAACCTGAGCGGAACGACCGTCGGCGTCGTCGGCCTCGTGTCGGGCGATGTGAGCGGCAGTGTGATCGGATCGGTGGGGATGGTTCATGCGCTTGATGTTGACACGGTGAACGCATCTGCCCTGGCGGCCGACGCTATTGCCGAGATCAAGGCGAGCACGGTCGCCGCCCTGACGACCGACACCTACACCGAGCCGGGGCAGAACGCGCCGGCAGCCACAGCCAGCCTCGCGGCCAAGGTCGGCTACCTCTACAAGTTCATGCGTAACCGGCTGGTCAACGACGGCACGACCCTCAGCGTCTACGCCGACGACGGGGTGACGGTAGACCAGAAATCAGCCATCAGCGTTGCCGGCTCGACGGTGACGCGCGGCGAATTCAGCACGGGGCCATAAGCCATGCGATTCCTCCCTCTCGTCTCCAGTGCCTTGACCGGGCTGATCGTCGCCGGAGCCGTGGCGATCGCCGCCGCGCCTGGGGTGATCAACCAGTACAATGCTTTATGCTCGGCGGACTTTCCGACCCGCTGCGCGGCCATCGCGGCGGACGGGTCGCTGTCGGTGAGCGGCGGGGGAGGAGGTGCCTCGGGCCTCAAGGCGACGGCAGCCGACCCGACCTATGCCGAGGGATCGACCGGCAACCCCCTGTCAGGTGATCTCTCGGGCTATCAGCGTGTGCTCATCAAGAACTTTGTCCCGATCGCATCTGGGACGCTGGCAGTGTCGTCGGCGCCGGGCTCGCGACTGGCGTTCCCGACGACCGACCCGACGGTCATCTTGCAGAATGCCGGGCCGCAGCAGATTTTCTACGCCCTGGGCAATGCGGCCATCAACGCCTCGACGTCCAGCTACAGCCTGCCGGCAGGCTCCCAGATCGCCGTCTCGATCAGCGCAAGCCAGACGCATGTCGCGGCCATCACTGCGACGGGGACGTCCACGCTCACGATCGTCCAGGGCAGGGGCACGCCGGTCATGGGCAGTAGCGGTGGCAGCAGCGCCGCTTCCGGCATCGTCTCCGACATGATCGATGGTGAACCCCTCACCGGGGGTGCCCAGAAGACTTACTCGATGACGGCGGTCACCGACGGTTTCGCCATGAACAAGGTGAAGCAGGCGGCGACCGCACTGAACAGCAACGGGGTGGGGCTTCCGCCCGCGCAGATAGTCGGTCAGTGTGTTTATGTTAGCGTTCCGGCGACCAGCGAGAACTTCTGGGGCAACATCCGCATAGGCTGTGCGGATCACACCCTCCTCGTTGGTGGTGCTGGCGGGGCCGGTGTTCCGGCCGGCGGCGTCGTGTCGGTGCAGGGCGTCAGTGGCGGTCAGGCGATCCCCATCACCGGCAACGTTGGCCAGGGAAGTCCGCCCTGGGTCGTGAGGGGCAACGACACAGCCATCGACGGATCGACCCAATCCAACATCCTGCGGACCTTTGCCCAGATGGGTGTTTACAGTGGGGTGGGCATTGATCTGGTCAAGGAGACTGCGAACGGGCTCAACTCGACCGGCGGCGGATTGATGCCAGCGCAGCAGGTTGGCCAGTGCGACGATACTAGTCCGACGGCCATCACCGAGAACAGCTTCGGCAACGCCCGCATCAACTGCACGACCCATGCCCAGCTCGTGGAGGCCTTGCCGAGCGCGTCGGCTGCAAGCGGCATCGTTCTGGTCAGAAATGCGGCGCTCAATTCGGCGCTGATCATCAAGGCGGCCGCAGGTAACCTCTACGGCGTCGAGGTAACGACTACAGGGGCGGCGGGCTATATGCTCCTGCTCAACGCCACAGCCGTACCGGGCGCGGGAGCTGTGGTTCCGGAGGCACATTGCTACGTTCCGGCCTTCGGGACGTGTGGGCTGAACTTTAATCCGCCCGCCTTCCTCAGTACAGGGGCTGTCGTGGTGTTCACCACCGCAACGACCCCGTTCACCTATACGCCGTCAACGACCGTGTCCTTCAGCGGGCAGATGCAGTGATGCGCCCCGTCATCTGGCCGAAGGAGAAGAAGCTCTGGCTGCCCGGCCGCCGGGCCCTCCTCACCGGGCTCGGCGCTCTCGCTGCCGGCGGGCTCCTCACTCGCAGGCAGGCCCGCGCCGTCACCATTAGCTCAAGCGGCGGGCAGCAGCCGCCGTTCAGGCGCAACCTCCTCCGCCGCAATGGCGGGTTCGAGGTCTGGCAGCGGGGGGCGGGCGGCGCGGCGGTTATCGCGGCACCGGCTGGTAACGTGTATACGGCTGACGGCTGGTATATGAACGTCCCAGCAAGTCAGGCTAGCACAGTGACCCAGGTAGCTGGACTGGTCGATGGGTCGCAGTGGGCGTGCAAGGTGCAGAGAAACGCCGGGCAGACCGGCGTCGCTGCTATGACATTCGGGTTCCCGCTGGATACTGACGAGTTGTACCCCTTGCTTGGTCAGTGGGTCAGCATGAGTTACACGGCCGTGGCCGGGGCCAACTTCTCTCCTGCGTCGGGTAATCTAGCGATTAGACTGGCTTATGGGACGGGAACACCAATAAAGCAGGCAGCAGGTTATACTAATTTCGGTCAGTTGATGAAGACACAGCCGCTCAGCGGCGTGGCAACGCGCTTTACCTTTACAGGACTTTCTATTGTTCCTGTGAATACACGGCAGGCTGAGGTTAATTTTATCTGGACCCCGGTGGGCACCGCCGGAGCGGACGACAGCTTCACGGTTGACACCGTTAAGCTAGAGGTCGTGCCGGACGCATTCGGGCAGGCGACAGAGTACGAGCGCTACACATTCGAGGAAGAGCTTCTGCTGTGCCAGACGCATTTCTGCAAGACGTTTAACTACAACGTTGCCCCACAGTCTACGGCCGGCGATCTCGGCGCCGTGCATGGCGGTACGTTTGTTGCGGCGGCATCGGCAAAGGCTGTTGTGGGAGAGTGGAGGTTTCCGGTGAACATGCGTGTAAATCCGGTGATAACGACATGGAATTATGGTGCAGCCGGAATTGAGGTAAGAAATCAGGCGAATACAACTGATTGCACAGGAACTACTGTGTCCGGAATTGGTAAAAGTGGGGCGTATATAGCAGCAACCGGTAATGCTGGCGGACTTGTTGGTGATAGGTGGGCGTTACATCTTTCTGCTGATGCTGGGATTTGACAATGATCGAGAGCGCTATTTGGACCGATGACGGAACGACCATCAAGGTTACCCTGGATGACGGCACCGTGCTGTGGGTGCCGGACGACATGGCCAACCGGCACCGGGTCGAGCTGGAAGATTGGGTTAAGGCCGGCAATACCATCGCGCCCTACGCCGGGGTCAAAGAAGTCCCGCTGCCTCCAGTCAAGAAGCACAAGTGAGCGACGTCCTCACCAAACTCACCGGCCTCCTCGCCGGGCTCGGCCCAGACGAGCGCGCCGGGCTCACCGAGCTGGCCCGCAGCCGGGCCAAGCAGATCTGGCTGCCTAATCCAGGCCGGCAGATGCTGGCCTACCTCTCTCCGGCCGACTGGCTCCTCTACGGCGGCGCGGCCGGGGGCGGCAAGACGGACCTCCTCCTGGGGACCGCACTCACCCAGCATGAGAACTCGGTGATCTTCCGCCGCCAGGGCGTCGATCTCCGCGGCACCGAGGACAGGCTCATCGAGATCCTCAGCAGCAGAGCTGGCTACAACGCCACCGACATGAAGCTGAAGCACCAGCGCGGGATCCTGGAATTTGGCGCCCTGGAGAAACCACACTCCGAGCTGACGTGGCAGGGCCGTCCGCACGATTTCATCGGCTTCGACGAGGGCGCCCAGCTCTCGCTCGACAAGGTGCTCTACGTCACCGGCTGGCTCCGCAGCGTCACGGTGGGCATCCGCAAGCGCGTGATCATTGCGACGAACCCGCCGACCGGCGGTGATGGCGAGTGGCTTTTGGAATGGTTCGCGCCCTGGCTCGACCCGACCTTCCCCGACCCGGCCGAGCACGGCGAGCTGCGCTGGGCCATCGTCGTGGACCGCAAGCTCCGCTGGGTCCACGGGCCCGGCGTCACCGAGATCGGCGGGCATCGGTACACGCACGAGAGCTACACCTTCATCCTCTCATTGCTGGAGGACAACCCCTTCCTCCGCGACACCGGCTACCGGGCGAGAATCGAGAACCTGCCAGAGCCGCTCCGCTCGCAGCTCCTGCACGGCGACTTCCTCGCCGGCCGCGAGGACCACGAGTGGCAGACCATCCCGACCGACTGGGTGCGCGCCGCGCAGGAGCGATGGCGGAAGGCCGGTGAGAAGTCGCGGACGATGATCGCGCTGGCGATGGACGTCGCGATGGGCGGCCCTGACGTGACCACGATCGCGGCCCTGCACGAGGACAACTGGTTCGCGCCGATCATCAGCCGCCAGGGCGTCATGATGTCCGACCCGGTGCAGCACGCGGCGCTGCTCATCCTGACGCGGCGCGACGAGGCCGACATCTCGGTTGACGCGACCGGCGGCTGGGGCACCGGCATCCTCTCGAACCTGAAACACCAGCACGGCATCCACGTCCACGGCACCGTGTTTTCGCGCAAGTCCAACCTCAAGGCCAGGGACGGCAAGCTCGGCTTCCGAAACCTCCGCGCCGAGATGTACTGGCGCTTCCGAGAGGCGCTCTCGCCCGACAGCGACCTGGACGTCATGCTGCCGCCGAGCCCCAGGCTCCTCGCCCAGTTGACGACGCCGCGCTACGAGGTGCGTGGCACCGACCTCCAGATCGAGGACAAGGAGGCCATCAGGAAGCGCACTGGGGGCTCCACCGACGAGGCGGACGCCGTCGTCATGGCGTGGCATCGCCGGGGCGCCTCGGCGCGGCTGAAGCAGATCCTGGTGCCAGGGCTACCGCCGATCGAGGACTACCAGCCGCAGTACGAGGGCGAGTCGCCCTGGCGAAATGACAGGTGGATGCTGCAATGACGCCAGAGGAAACCGCCATCGAGGTCATGCATGGCGACGAGCAGATCATCGCGATCGCCAAGGCGCGCTGGCAGCGCTGCAAGGATTTCGAGGGCACCGCCCAGCAACGCTGGCTCGCGGACCAGAAATTTCATTGGGCGGATCCCGATAACGGCTGGCAGTGGCCGGGCTACCTGTGGAGCACGAAGCGTGACGATCCGGCGGGGTACAAGCCGCGCCTGACCGTGAATAAAATCAGGCAACACAATCTCCAGATCACCAACGACGCGAAGCAGAACAAGCCCTCGATCAAGGTGAGCCCGGTGGGCGAGCAGGCGACGTTCGAGGCCGCCAAAATCTGGATGGGTTTGGTCCGCCACATCGAGCGCATCAGCAAGGCGACGAGCGCCTACTCGACGGCCTCTGATTTCCAGGTGCAGAGCGGCCTCGGCTATCTCCGGGTGGACTGGGACTACGTGCCGGGGACGTTCGACAAGGAGATTTACATCAGGCGGGTAAGGAACCCGCTGAATGTGTTTTTGGACCCCGACAAGAACGAGGTCGACGGGTCGGACGCGCGCTTCGGCTTCTACTTCGACGACACGCCGCGCAGCGACTTCCTCGCTGAATACCCGCACATGAAAGGCAAGGTCAGCGAGGCCGCGCTCGGCAACTCGCAGGGTTGGATCGACCAGGATCACATCAGGCAAGCCGAGTATTTTTACAAGGTGCTCAAAAAGGACCGGCTGGTCCTGGTCCGGAACTCCGACGCAGGGGGCGAGCCGCAGCAATTTCAGTGGTCGAAGATCCCGGCCGCCATCCGCCAGCAGATCGATCCCGGCGACATCGTCCGCAGCCGCGATTTCCTGGACGAGGAGATCCGCTGGGTCAAAATAGCCGGCAACGACATCGTCGATCGCGGCAAGTGGCCGGGCCGCTACGTGCCGCTGGTCCCGGTCGTCGGTGAGGAGGCGGTGATCGAGGGTCAGCTCGATAGGAAGGGACACACGCGCGGCATGAAAGACGCGCAGCGGATGTACAATTTCTGGACATCCAATGCGGTCGAGCAGGTGGCTCTCCAGACCAAGGCGAAATGGTTTATCCCCGTTGGCAGCACCGAGAGCCTCGACGCCTACTTCAAGACGATCAACACGAGCAACTACCCCTACATCCCCATCAACGCCTTCGACAGCGAGGGCCGGCAATTGCCGCCGCCGACGCCGATCGACCCGCCGGAGATGGCGCAGGGCTACATCCAGGGCATGATGGTGGCGCGCGAGGAGCTGATGATGGTCAGCGGCCAGCGCGAGGAGAATTTCGGGCAGCCGACCAATGCGATCAGTGGCATCGCAATCAACGAGCGCCAGCGCAAGGGCGACCAGTCCACCTACCACTACATTGACGGCCTCGCGACGGCGATCCGGCAGGTGGGCAACATCATCCTGGACATCGCTCCGCACATCTACTCGTCGAAACAGGTCCGCCAGATCCTGGCCGAGGACGGCACCGAGCAGCTCATTCAGATCGACCCCACCTCAGACGTTGCCTATGCCGAGGAGACGGGCCCCGACGACAAGACGTGGGTGATCTTCAACCCGCGTGTCGGCAGGTACTGGGTCGATTCTGATATCGGCCCGAACTACGCGACCAGGAGGCAGGAGGCGTGGGATGCGTTCGTGCAGATCACGACCGCCAACCAGCAGCTCGTCACGGTGATCGGCGACCTGATGTTCAGGAACGCCGACTTCCCCGGCGCCGACGAAATCGCGGATCGCTTGAAGAGGATGGTTCCGCCCGAGGCGACCGGAGAGGGCCCCGACGCAGCTCTCCAGGCTGCCCAGGCGCAGAACCAGAGCCTCCAGAGCCTGCTCACCGAGACGATGGACAAGCTCGCCAAGCAGGAGCTGCAAATTAAAGATCACGCCGAGCGGCGCCGGATCGAGCAGCAGGACGCCGACACCCGCAGGCTCAAGGAGGTCGGCAACGCGCAGTCCGATCTCAGCGAGGAGACGCTGCGGCCGATCATCGAGAAGCTCCTCAAGGACATGGGCTTGGAGCAGCGGGCGGAGCCGAGCGATACCGGCGAGGAGCCGGAGGCTGAGGCAGAGGCCGCCACCGAGGAGGAGGCCGCCACCGAGGAGGAAGGCGAAGACTGGCAGAACGACCCGGTGGTGCCGCCGGTCGAGGGTGCCGAGCAGGCTCCCGACGGGCAGTACTACCTCCCCGATGAGGCGCGGCCGGGCAAGTTTCTGAGGGTGGACAGTGAGTAGGTATCTGACCTTGCGTGAGTCGATCGCCCTGGCGCTCGATCGCAAGCGCCGCCTCCGCCTGATCCACAAGTGGCGCTACGGTCATGCGTCGCAGCGGCGTAACCGCGACCACTTCAAGCTCGCAGCCATCCGGCACCCGTGGAACCTATGGCTGGATATGTGATGGACTACCGGGGCATTGCTGCGGTGATCCTCGCCACCTGCATCGGCCTCACGCTGGTTATCGGGGCGGCGGCCGTCGGTTTCTGGGGCCGGGCGATGAGTGACGTCGGCGGGCAGGCGATGATCGCCATAGGCGGCGCGATCGTCGGGGCCCTGGCCGGATTCATTGTGGGAAAAAAGGTGGACCCATGATCCTGACACCGATCGAGCTACAAAAGCTTCTCCTGGCACACGGCTACAGCCTGCCGAAATACGGTGCGGACGGTTACTGGGGCGCTGAGAGCGCCGCCGCCTGCGAGGCGTGGTTCGAGGTCGGCACCGACCTTGCCGCCGACCCCGGCGACGTGCCGGCGGGTGGCATGGGCGTCGTGCCGGCGGACTGGATGCCGCAGTGCGCGATGGAGCGCATCATCGTCCACTGGACGGCGGGTGGCTACATCGTCTCCTCGACCGACCTGGAGCACTACCACATCGTCGTGGACGGAGAGGGCCGCCTCTGGCGCGGCGACAAGCCGATCACGGCCAACGTCAGCACCAGCGACAACGACGGTTATGCGGCCCACACAAAGAGCTGCAACAGTGGCTCGATCGGCATCAGCGCTTGCGCGATGGCAGGGGCCCAGGAGTCGCCCTTCCAGGCCGGTGGCTATCCGCTGAAGCCGATCCAGTGGGCGGTGCTCGCTGCCGTCGCGGCCGACCTCTGTGTCGCCTATGGCATCGCGGTCACCGCCAAGACGTTGTTGCAGCACGGTGAGGTACAAGACTCGTTGGGTATCGCCCAGGACGGAAAGTGGGACATAAACATCCTGCCCTGGCGGCCCGAGGACAATGCCGGCGACCTCTTCCGCGAGCGTGTGAGCTGGCTCCTGGAGGCGCGTCGGTAGGTGGCCAACGCGCTCACCCGCCAGAACATCGACTTCAGCGAGGCCTCGGGCAGCGGCGAGGCTGACTGGGCCGACAACGATCCGCGCTGGTACGAGCCGGTATGGTCAGAGCGCAGCCGCCGCTACATGACCCGCATCGGTCTACGTGGCGAGCTGGAGGAAGAGGCGCGGCGGCGTCGGCTGGCGGAGGGCACTGGTTCCAGGATCGACGCAATGATGCACCTTGCCGGCCTCCCGGTGCGGATGGCTGCGAGCATCCCGGAGATCCCGGCGTCGCTGGCGCGTTCGGCAGAGTACATCTCTGGGCATGGCGGCCCTCCTATACGGCTACCTGATGAGACGCAGTCGGAGTACGAGGCGCGGTTAGCGACGGTGCCAGACGAGGCTACGAGGGCTGTCGAGGCCGCCACGAATCTGAGCATGTTCGGCGGCAAGGGCACTCCGGTTACGACCAACCGATTGGTAGTTGCCGGCAAGGCTGTCGGCCGGGAGCCTGTCTTGCCCGAGGCGGCGAGGGTGGCTGCCGACCGCCCCTTTGCCAAGGTGGCGACAGGGGCCGCCGCTGCGGACTTGGCCAAGGGCTCGTTGCCTGCGGATTACTCCGGCGCGGCCATGACCGTGGCCCAGATGGACGACATCCTGGTCGGTATGGGCTATGATCCGCGGCAGCTAACTCTCAACCAGAAGAGTTGGCTCATACAGCGGGAGCGAGTCGGTGCCAAACCAGCAGCAGCAGAAACCTCTGCTATCGGAGGCGGAGAAGAACGAGCTGCGCTCCCACGGCCCGCTGGAGGAGGACTGGGATCCGAAGGCGGAGGGGGAGGCGGAGAGCCGCGCGTTCGACAGGCATCAGCGGAAGCCGATCTTGCGGCGGCCGGTGAGCCCCCGCTAGAAGGCCTGCCGCGCAAACCGATCGAGCTTGCCGACGGTAGCGTCCATGTTCCCGGCCCGAGTGCCGTCGCCCGCAAGGCGGCGGCCGACTACATGGCCGAGGCCGGGATCCCCTACAATCCGACCAACAAGTACAAGAAGGTTGACAAGGAGAAGGCGGCCAAGACCGCCCAGGCCTTTGAGGACATGCCACATGCGCCGGACGATCCGGCCGTTCAGTCCGCCTACGGCGCCCTGATCGACGAGACGATGGCGCAGTGGGAGGCCGTCAAGCGCACCGGCCTCAAGGTCGAGTTCAACCCGCCCGGCACCAATCCCTACAAGTCGAATCCGCGAATGGCGATGCAGGACATTCGCGAGAACAATCACCTGTGGGTGTTTCCGACCAGCGAGGGGTTCGGGACGGGCGCCGAGGCCGCGGCGGCGATGCGCGACAATCCGATGCTGCGACCGACCAGCGAGGTGATCAGCGGCCAGCCGGTCGTCGCCAACGATATTTTCAGGATCGTTCACGACTATTTTGGCCACTACAAAGAGGGCGTCGGGTTCCGCGCCGAGGGTGAACACAACGCCTTCCGGATCCACCGGGACATGTTCACACCTCCTGCCCAGCGAGCACTGGCATCGGAGACGCGAGGCCAGAATAGCTGGGTCAATTACGGCCCGCACGGCGAGAAGAATCGCCATGCCTCCGGTGACGACACGCAGTACGCGCCGCAGAAGATCGGGCTGATGCCGGAGTGGACGCTTTACGCAGGTGGCCGGGGCGGGCGTCTCGCGGCCGGGCTGATGTCTGCGCGCGAGCCGGGCAACAGGCTCGGCTTTGTGCCTGACCTCCGGGTCAGGGTCCGGAACCCTGGCGTTCTGCCCGACAAGCCACTGATCACCCAAGCCACGACCAACAAGAACGCCCAGGCCCAGCTCGACAATATCGATCTGCTCATGGCCGGCTTCCCGAGGGCCACTGAAACCCCCAAGGACTGGTCGCAGATGATGGCGCATGCCTTCGCCAGCGATGAGGTGCCCATCCCGCCCTACGCCTTCATCCGCGACATCAACGGCGACGGCGCGGCGCGGAAGATCGCCTCGCTGTCGCCGGGGCAGATCGCCGATGCCGATCACGGCTTCGCCGAGGCGGCCAGGATGCGGCAGGCTTACGAGGCGGGGCGGCTCTCCCCGGTCACCACCGGCAAGCTCTTCATGTGGTCGTTCCTGTCGCGGGGCGTGTCGCCCTACACGCAGGAATCGCTCTTCATCGACGCCTTCAGTGGGGCCAATGAGTGGATCCGGAAGGCGGCGCGCGGCGAGTTCACCAAGGACGACATCCCGGCCTACAAGGAGTGGGCGGCCTCGGTGGCGCCCAAGGATACCGGACTGCCGGGCTCCGGCGCCCTGCACAATCTCAACGCCTTCGGAACCCACTTCCTGCTGAAGATGGGCCGCCTGGGCGCGGACGGCATTTCCAATCTCCAGCGGCTGCACGACATGCTCGCCGACCCCGAGATGACCGGCCCGCAAATCCGTCGCGAGTTCATGAAGTTCGGCGAGGGCGTCGGCATCGACAACAAGGTCGTGTCGTTCACGCTGCTCGTGGCCGGCAAGAAGGATGTCATGGTGATCGACCGGGTGCAGACCCGGCAGCTCTGGGACGACGGCCGCTTCGCCGATCGCAACATCTACGATGGCCAGAAGGTCAACAAGAAGGTCGTCACCGGCACGGCCCTGTCGAACCTCACCTACGGCGCTCGTGGCCTCCTGGTCTACGAGGCGATCGAGCGGACCCTCGGGGCAAAGATCGGTGACATCTACGAGGCCGCCGGGCGGCGCCGCGAGGACGCAAGCATCGGGCGCTTCCACTGGGAGAGCTGGGTTGCCCACAGCCAGCAAGAGGCCTCGCACGGCACCTTGGGGGCGATCATGGAAGACGCCCTGGGGCGGCGGAACGTTCCCGCCATCTCGACGGTGTCAGCCAAGGAGGGCGAGTACGGCGCTTTCGCCTACGGCGCCCGGTATGCGCGCGACGAGAATGGCGCCCCGTATTTCAGCTATACTGTGCCGACAGGGAACACCTATGAGTTCAGCGTGCCGGCGTGGCGTCAGTTCCTCGCGGACGTCAAGAAGCGCAAGGCTAGGGTCGTCCCCAAGGGTTTCAAGGTAACGGAGTCAGGCAATGCCCCGTGGTACGAACAATCCGGAGTCGACCCCCAAGCCCTTGACCGGCTCGCATCCAGCCGATCAGACCGAGGAGCAGCTAGCCCTGGAGCAGGAGCTGTTCGCGGGGCTGAGCAGGGTCAAGTGGCCGGCGGACCTGCGGGAGGAGCGGGAGACTGGCGAAGCGACCCCGTCGTCGCCCCGCCGGGAGTGAGGCTGACGCCGGTCGATCACGACCCGTTTGCGGGAGAACCGAAATGACGATCGTCCTTATCGTGATTCTCGTCCTGCTCCTGGTTGGAGCCTTTCCTACGTGGGGCTACGCTGCCAATTGGGGTTATGGTCCCTCGGGGATCATCGGAGTGATCCTGCTCATTTTCCTGATCCTGCTACTCACCGGACGGCTGGGAGGCCTGTCACTATGACGAACGACGAGATCATTGCCGAACTGGAGCGCATGGTGCCGATGGCCGGCGGCGCTCTGTCCAACGAGCTGACCGCGCTCGGCGAGAAAATCAAGGCGGACGAGATAGCGGCTGCGCCGAAGGGCCCGCCGGTCGTCCGCGATGTGCCTTACGCCGAGGATGCCGATGGCATGCTCACCTGCACGATGGGCAACTGGGAGAACGAGCCGACGAGCTACGCCTACGAGTGGACCCGTGACGGTCTGCCGGCCGGCACCGGGGCCGAGCATCTGGCATCCGCTGGTGTCTGGGCCTGCACGGTGACCGCGACCAACGCCAAGGGCTCGACGGCGGCGCCGCCGTCCAACGAGGTGACCGTCGAGTGACCGAGGTCGTTCAGCTCAAGACCGCCTACACGCAAGAGCAGACGGACGTCATCACCGTCCTGGAGCGCATGCTGGAGATCGCCAAGGAGGGCCGGGTGTCGAGCGTGGCGATTGCCTATGTGCGCGCCGACCGGATGTCGTGCTCCCACTCGTGGTCCTCGTCCTCGACGACGCCGGCCCTGGTCGGAGCGATCAGCGGCATGCTCCTCCAGCTCCAGCTCCACTCGATGCAGCGAGCAGTGGTGAACCCCGACCAGGGAGGCGCGTCGTGATCGAGGCCGCCCGCAAGCTGGTCGCCAAGTACGCCGAGGAGGCCAAGGCCGAGCGGAGCAAGGAGCGGGCGGCAATCGACGACGCTGTCCGCACCAAGGTCAATCTCGGCGAGTCCTACTGGAAGCACCGGCACGCCGCTGAGACGCGCCTGCGCGCCGCCCGGGCCCTGGTGGAGGCCTTATCGTGACCGCCAAGCTGATCCGCGAGACGGCCAAGGAGCTGGCCGGAGCCTACTGGGAGGACAATCACACCGAGCGCTTCCGGAAGTTTTGGCCGAGTGTCGAGACGTTCATCGGTCGCAACTGGCCCAGCTTCGGCGAGCTGGCGATGACGATCCTCACCGATATGCTGCGTCGGAAGGAGAGTGAGGTGCCGGTGACGATGAAGGACATGATCGTTGAGGCGCTCGAACAAAACGCCAAAGAGGCCGTGCATCGACGGCCGGAGAAGGTGGGCCGGGGGCCGATGATGCTGCGCCCCGATCGCCCAGGCACGATGGAGCAGCACCTTTTCTGGAGGAAGTGATGGGCAATGCACTGGTCAAGGCCGAGTTGAAGCGCTCGTTGACGTCCAAGCCGGGCGGCAAGGGCGGCAAGCTCTCTCCGCCGGCCCCCAAGGGCAAGGGGCAGGAGGAGACGGAGAACGTCAAGAAGGCCAAGGCAGCCGGCAACGGCCTCGACGAAGAGCGCGGCGAGAAGGCCGCCTCGGCCCTGCGGACACTCATGGAGAGCCAGCGCATCTCCAAAAACAAAGAGCTGATGCGGGACGTGCTGAGCCACGCCTCCGACCATATGAAGTCGATCACCGAGGTGCTCTCGGGCACGGTGAAGCGGAGCAAGAAATAAATGCCTGACGATCTGATTGACCCGCTGGCCGACCTCAAGGCCGAGATCGCCGCCGAAGAGGCCGGTGCGCCTCAGCCTGACGAGACGGCCACCGAGGAGGCCAAGCTTGCCGAGGAGGAGGCGCGTGTCGCTGCCGAGGAGGCTGCGGCCGAGCCCGTTGCCGAGGAGGAGCCGCCGGCCAAGCCCGCGAAGAGGGCCAAGAAGGCGCCCGAGGAGCGGATGGTGCCGGCCGAGCGGCTCAATGAGTACGCGGTCAAGGTCAGGATGCTGGAGAAGGAAAAGGAAGAACTGGAGCGCAAGCTCAACCCTCCTCCGCCAGCGCCGCCAAAGCCGGCTCGCACCGAGGACCAGATCAGGACCGAGGCTCGCGCCCAGGCTCGCCTGGAGATCCAGCTCGAATCGTTCACCGCGGCCGGCAACGAGAAGTATGGCCAGCAGGCTTTCGACCAAGCCTGCGACAAGATCGCCAAGCTGATCGGCGGTCCCACCAACCTCGTAGCGATCGCGATCGAGGCGACTGGCTCGCCTAAAGATGCCGCGACGGCGATCGCCACGCTTGGTCAGGGAGACGCACCCGAGATCGAGGCGTTTCTCCGTCTCTCACCGATCAGGCAGGCTGCCCAACTGGCCAGGATGGCCTCGACGACGAGGGCCAGGAGAGGTGACGACGACGACGAGCCCGCCCCACGGCGCAGGCGTCAGATCGAGGTCGAGGAGGACGAGGAGCTGGAGCCGATCCGTCCGCTCCAGGGCGCCAATGCCGTCAGCGAGAGCCTGGGGGACGACGTGCCTATGGACCTCTGGGTCAAGCGTTTCGACGAACAGGTGCTTAACAAAAAGACTCACTAGGCGTAGTGTCCCACCTTCGCCACCGACGAGCGACATCGTCGAGAGGCTCGTAGATCCCCCGCAGTCGAGCAGCGGGGCCAGCCGGCAGGATTGCCGAGGAGCCCGTCAAATCATCTGGCCTCGGGCACCGGAGTGAACCCTCACGTCTCACTCTGATCGGGGAACCATAGCCGCATGGCCGGCAATCAGATTCTCACCATCTCCATGATCACCCGCGCTGCGGTTAGGATTTGGAAGAACACCAACTTCTTCATCCAAAATATCAACACCCAGTACGATGATCAGTTCGCGAGAGACGGCGCCAAGATCGGCACCTCGCTCCGCATCAGACTCCCCAACGAATACACTGTTCGTCACGGCCCTGCGGCTCAGCCACAGGATACCAATGAGCAGCAGATCGTGATGACATTGGCGACCCAGGACGGTGTCGATGTCAGCTTCTCCTCGGTCGAGCGCACCATGCAGCTCGACGACTACGTGGAGCGGATCCTCGCCCCGAAGATCGCCTTCCTGACCGCCGACGTGGCCTACACCATCATGGCCGGATTGGAGGGCAGCGTCGCCAACTACGTCTCGAACGTGGACGGCAGCGGCGCGGTGATGTCCCCGACCCAGTTCACGGTGCTCCGCGCTCGCGCTGCGCTGATGAACAACTCGGCACCTCCTGGCCAGCGCAAGTTGGTCTTCGCGCCGAACACGGGTGCCGGCATGGTCAGCACGCTGTCCGGCTTGCTCAACCCGGCCCCCGCGATCTCGCGGCAGTACATGGAAGGCACCATGTACGACGCGCTCGGCTTCAGGTGGTTTGAAGATCAGACCGTCATCCAGCACACGACCGGGAGTTTTACTGCCGGCACGGTGGCCGGTGCCGGCCAGACTGGCGTCGCGACCTTGGTGACCGGCGCGATCTCCGGAACGCTCAATGCCGGCGACTTCATCACGATCGCGGGCGTCTTCGCCATCAACCGACTGACCCGGCAGACCCTCGGCACCCTCAAGCAGTTCGTCGTCACGGCGAATGTGCTCGGCGGCGCGACGGCGATCCCGATCTACCCGGCCCTCGTGGCTCCGGTGGGCGGACAGCCGGTGCAGTACCAGACCGTGACCGCCTCGCCGGCAGCCGGCGCCGCGATCTCGCTAGTCAACCTCGCGAACGAGGTCTACGTCAAAAACATCGCGTACCAGCCCGATGCGTTCACGATGGCAACCGCCGACCTCGAACTCCCCGAGGGCGTGTGGGAGCGGTCGCGGGCCGTGTTCGACGGCATCAGCATGCGCTCGATTCTCGCGTACAACCCGCAGACCGATCAGGCGATCGACAGGCTCGACGTTCTGTTCGGGTTCCTGGGGACGCGCGGCGAGTGGGCCGTCGCAGTCGCCGACCGTCCGTAGCGCCGGACGGTTAATGGAGCGTAATGGAGGCTCGGGGCACCGGGCCTCCTTTCCCATGAGGATTTCCGATGACCCAGGTGAATCTCCCCGAGGGCATGTCGCCCCAGGCGATCATGGCGGCGTTGCAGTACCTCGCCACGCAGACCGCCGCCGCCCAGTATCAGCGACCCTCCGGCGTCCTGCCGGCGTCGATGATGCGCGGCGTCAACAAGAGCTACACCTACGAATTCCGGCCCTACCCCAAGGCCTTGACGCCGCCCGACATCGAGGTCACCTCGGACAGGGAGGAGAAGGCTCTCAGGATCAAGTGGAAGATGCCGCTGCCGTGGGCCGTGAACGACCCTGAGCAGAGGGAGTTCATCGCCGAGTACTATGCCCGGCGTGAGTACCCCGTCCGCATGACGCCGCCGCAGATCATCGTGCAGGACGAGGCGCACGAGGACGCGGTCAAGGCAGCCTGGAGGGCGGAGTATGGCGAGGATGCCGTACGCCTGTACCCCGCGTGGTTTTTCCACGCCACCCAAGCCCCTGTGCTCGTGGGCAACGCCAAGGAGCTGGAGAAGCTCGGTCAGGGGTGGTTCCCGACGCCGACCCAGGCGATCGACGCCGCGAGGGGCGTCAGGGCTCCGGTCAAGGCTGCCGACGAGCTGGAGCGCGATCGGCTGATGAAGCTCGCGGCCAACCTCGACATCCGGGTCGATGAGCGCATGAAGACGTCGAAGATCAGGTCGTTGGTCGAGGCGGCTCAGGAGAAGATCGCCGAGCAGGTGATCTGACATGCCCACCGCTCGGGATGTCTGCACCATTGCTCTGGAGGATGCGGGCGTCACCGGCCTAGGGCTGACCCCGAGCGCCCACGACATCAACAGGGCGTTCACCCGGCTCAAGGACATGCTGGATCAGTGGCAGCGCATGCGCTGGCTGATCTGGCATCTGGTGCCCACCGATCTGCCGATGACCGGCGCGACCTCCTACACGGTCGGGGAGGGAGGACAGTTCAACGTCGCGCGCCCCGATCGCCTGGAGGCCGCCAGGATCACCCAGAACTCGCCGGGGCCCCCGAACGACGTCGGCTGGCCCCTCGACATCGTCCAGTCGATGGAGGCCTACAACAACATCCGGATGCAGCACCTGGGGAGCTTCCCGAGGTACGTCTTCTATGACGCGGCGTGGCCGATGGGGCGGCTCTATTTCTGGCCGCTGCCGTCCTTCCTCTACACGGCCAGGATCATCACCAAGCAGCAGTTCACGGCGCTCAACAATCTCAGTGACACGCTCGACTTTCCGCCTGAGTACAATCGGGCGATCCGCTTTAACCTCCAGGACGAGCTGCTCAGCGCCTACAAGCTCCCGCCGGACGAGTTCCTCTCCGCCAGGGCGGCCGGCGCCCTCAACGTGATCCGCAACGCCAACGCACAGATCCCCGTGCTCAAGCTCCCGGCCGAGCTGGTGCGGAACGGCGTCTATAACGTCTACACCGACAACACGATCTGATGCCCCGCGTCCCGCTCCTCGGTGGTGCCTACCAGTCGCGGGCCATCATCCCGTCGAGCCAGCGCTGTCTCAACCTCTACCCCGAGGTCAACGAGGACGAGCAGGCCCCGGCCCCGACGACGCACTTCCCGACACCGGGGCTGGTGCGCAAGGGCACGCCCCCCGCACCCGGCATCGGGCGGTGCTGCTTTCGCGCGACGAACGGAGACGTCTTTGTCGTCGTCGCGGGCCGCGTCTACTTTGTCGATCAGCTCTTCGGCTACCAGCTTCTCACCACGATCCCCTCGCTCGAAACGCCCGTGATCATGGCGGACAACGGCCGGGCCGTCGTGCTCGTGGACGGCACCAGGACGGCTTACGCAATCAACATTGAGGTGTTCACGGCGTCGGCGTACCACGCTTGCGCGGCAATCAACGACGTCAACTTCAACGCCCAGTTCGTCCTGGAGACGGGGACGCTGAGTAACGGCACCTCGCACGTGGGCTCGGTTGACACGCTGTTCGTCTTCAACACGCTCGGCACCAACAGGTGGTTCATCAGCCTTGAGAAGGTTTCGTATCGGAATCTGGTCGGGCTCGACCCTTATCCCAACAGCCCCAATCCGGCCGATCCGTGGCACGCCTTCGACCCGCTCGACTTCGCCCTGAAGGCCGGCTCGGCCGATCCGATCGTCGGCCTCGCCGTCATGCACAAGAACCTCTGGCTGCTCGGCACCCTGACCGGCGAGGCGTGGTACGAGACGGGGGCGGCGGACTTTCTGTTCGGCATCGTGCCCGGCGTCTTTAGCGAGCGCGGCAGCGTCGCGCCCTACTCGATCGCCACCGAGGATACCAGCGTCTACTTCCTGTCGCGGAGCCGCCAGGGCAAGTGCCTTGTGCTGCGCTGGGACGCGGGTTTCCAGATCGAGACGATCAGCTCGCCCGGCATCGAGGCGATCTTCGGCAAGTTCAGGATGTGCGACGACGCGATTGGCGGCTGCTACCAACTGCTCGGGCACAATTATTACATCCTCACCTTCCCGGCCGAGAACAGATCCTTCGCCTGCGAGACGAAGGGCAAGCAGTGGCACGAGCTGACTTGGACTTCGCCTAACGGCCAGGAGCGACACCGCTCGCAGGGCTGGTGCCATGCCTACGACATGGTGCTGACGATCGACCGTGAAAACGGCACGCTCTATCAGCTCGACCCGTTCACGCTCACCGACGACGGCGGCCCAATCACGCGGCTGAGAACCATCCCGCACGTCTTAAACGACGGGAAGCGGATGCGGGTAGACCGGGTGATCGCCGACACCCAGGGCGGTACGCTCGGTGGCACGGTGCCGGGGCCCTACTCGAAATCTGTCCAGCAGATCATCACCGACCTCGCGCTGCCGGCTCCGAAGCTGCTCCTGGAAGCAGGCTCGCTGTCGTCATGGCCCGGCTCTGGTCAGAAGTGGTTCGACGAGTCGGGCGGCGGCTACGATTTCTTCCGCGGCGTCGATGCGACCGTCGCCTCGTTCGACCCTGTCTTTACCGGCATCCCTGGCGGCATGTCGCTGAGCGAGCACTGGATATTCTCCGGTAGCCAGTTTTTCACCTACGACTCGGTCAACGAGCCGTGGATGGAGAACCTTCACAAAAATAACGCGAAGTTCACGATCGCCGCGCTGGTGTTCCCCCTCGGGCCGGCGAGCGCTGCCAGCCGCTTCATGGGAGATTCCGGTGGCGGCAGCCTAGTCAACAGCACCGGGATCGACTTCGGCATAGCGTCGGCATCAGCCCCCATCGGGGCCCTGAGAGTTCGCGTGTTCAACGGGAACGACGCCCAAATCCAGCCCTTTGACGGCCCCTTGGTGCCGCTTAACCAGTGGTCCGTGCAAGCCGTCTCGATTGACGAGGGAGCTGCCGCCGGGGTCTTTCTTAACGCCGGCACCATCACGCCATTCAACGCGACCTACACGGCGCCGAGCGCGGCGGCGGCGAGCTTCCCGATGCAGATCGCGACGGCCGGCAATGGCGTCACGCTGCTGACCGCCGGCTCGCGCATGGCTTTCATGGTCATCTGGGAGGGCGTTGCCCTGACGCAGGCGCAGCTCGTTGCGTTCAACGATGCCATCACCGCCAACAACCTCCTGCCGAGCCCGCGCTTCGCGACGCCGCAGATCTTCCTCCGCATCAGCTACGATCGCGGCGCCACCTTCCAGGACGCCCTGTCGGGCAGCATGGGCAACGAGGGCGAATACGGCGAGTTCCCCTGGTGGGCAAACCTTGGCATGGGCCGCGACATCGTCATGGAGCTGTCCTGGTCGGCGCCGATCGACACCGCCTTGAATGGCGTCTTCATCGAGGCCACCCCGGCGGGGACGTGACATGACACAGAAGCCTCCCATCTTCGTGCCGTCGCGGCTTCAGCCGCTGGTTGACGAGGGTGGGCGGGCCACAGAAGGCTGGTGGGGCTTCTTCTCCGATCTGGTGGCGCCGCCGTCACCGCTCCTGCGGATCACGGTGACAGCCTCACCCTTCACCTACACCGCAGTCCACGCCGGCCACGCTGTGGTCGTCGGCGGTGTCGTCAGCAGCGTCGGGCTGAAACGCGGGCGTGTTATCATCCCCTCACTGGGTCTTGTGGCGGGGCCCTTCCCAGTGTCCCAAGACGACCAACTGATCATCACGTACACGGGGCTGCCGGTGCTGTGGTTTGTGCCCAACGGCAACCCGGCATAGGAGGCGAGATGGATCCCCTAACAATCCTGGCTCTGGTTTCCGGCGGCTCGGCCCTCGTCTCCGCGATCGCGAACATCTTCACGGCCAACAAGGCCGCTGATGCAGTAACCAGTGGGCAGAAGGATGCGATTGCCGCCGAGCTGGGGATGTACGCCGTCTCGCAGGCAACCCTGAAACCGTATACCGAGGGCGGCGCGAAGGCGGTCGGCCTCCTGGAGGGCGTGCCGGCAAAGCCCAAGGTGCCGGGCAAGGTCTGGAAGCTCACCTACGGCACCAAGACGATCAACGTCGCTCCTGGAAAGATGAACCCGACGAAGCTCGCTAACTTAAAGAAGCAGGGCTGGAAGGTGACGCAGCAGGGCAAGATGCCTGTGGCTGCCAAGGCGGCGGTGCCCGGCTATCTCCAGAGCAAGCTGATGAAGCCGATCGAGATGGATCAGGAGACGCTGGAGAAGACGCCCGGCTACCAATGGGCGCTCGGCCAGGGCCTCAAGAGCACCGGCTTCGCCATGACGCCGAAGGGCCTCGTCGGCAGCGGTGCCGCGATCAAGGGCGCAATGGAATACGGACAGGGCCTCGCCAGCCAGACCTACCAGCAGCAGTTCCAGAACGAGCTGGCGAACCAGCAGAAGGCCTGGGAGGCGCTTTATGGCACCGCCGCCCTCGGCGAGAGCGCCGCGACTGGCGTCTCGGCTGCGGCGCTCAAGGCCGGCGAGCTTGTCGGCGCGAACCTCCAGAACATCGGTGGGGCGAAGGGCGGCGCCGACCTTGCGACCGGCGCGGCGATCTCCAAGCTCGCCGAGAATGCGCTGGCGACCGCACAGCTCGCCACCCAGCGGAACAGCACGCAGACGACCCAGAACCCATCGACCGGAGGGAAATAAGCACATGGCCGACGTTCAGGGCATCATGCAGCCCTTCATCAACATGCCCCAGCCGGACATGATGGGGGCGGTCAGGAAGGTCCAGGAAGTCCAGCAGCAGCAGCAGGTGCTGGAGACGAACCGGCGGGGACTGGATAGTCAGAAGGCCGGTGGTGACGTGCTCCGGCAGATAACCGACGAGAACGGCGGTATTGACTACCCAAAGGGCCTCTCGCTCATCAACGCGCTTCCGCCGGAGCTGCGGGCTGGCGCGCAGTCCGTAGTTGACGCCGCCGCCCAGTCGGCGACCGCGACGCAGAAGGTGGGGGCAGAGTTCGCGCAGGGGCAGGTCGATTACTTTGGCACCTCGGCGGCAGGGCTGCTCTTCAGCCATCCCGGCGGCTTCACCATGAAGGAGGCCAACGACTTCATTGCCGACATGAACGCGCACAAGGCGATCACCCCGCAGACGGCAACGGCCTTCCACATAGAGATGATGCAGGCGAAGACCGACCTGGACCGTCGGCGGAAGTTCATCGAGTACACCACGCGCACGATTGCCCAGAGCCCCCAGGGCCTGTTCAGTCAGGTCACCCTGACCGGGAAGGACAAGAAGCCGTTTTCGGTGCCGTACATCTCGTTCCTCCAGAAGCAGGCAATGGAGGCAGGCGGCGAACCGGCCGCCGACGCGCTTGCCGAGCATGAGGCCAGCGACACTGGTGTTGACGTCCCCGGCGCCGTCTCGACGGGCATCTCGGCGGCAGAGACGACGGGGGCGGAGGCCGCCAGCAAGGTCGATTATGCTTCGGTGGATCGTGATCTGGCAGCGGCGGAGGATTCTCCGAACCGGGTGACCAGCCTACGCAACCTGATGGCCGAGCACACGCAGTACAAGGGCGGCCCCTTCACCTCGATCATCGAGGAGGCCCTGGGGGCGGCTAACCAGCTCACTCCTGGCTCCCCGTTTGCGCCCGAAATGGTGGCCGCTATGGAGGCGGCGGAGAAGGATGCCGCCCTCCTGGCTCAGCAGCAAGCCGCTGCCGGGCTCGGGGCCGCGGCGACCGACATGGGCCGCGGGATGGCTCTGCGGGCAAGCCCGAGGGCCGACATGTCAGCTCTGGGGCTGGAGATCGTCGCCCACCAGGTGCTCGGCAACGAGGCTGCGATCACGGTGAAGAGCCTCCTTGAGCGGGAGATGATGCTGGAGAACAACGGCGTCATCCCGCCGGGCAAGCTGAACGAGTTCAAGTACAACTGGCAGCTCCATGGTGGGCCGCGGATCTTTCAGTTCGAGATGCAGAGCACCGACCGGGCAAGAAACGAGCTTCTCGGAGCCGCGCGGGTGGCACCCAACAAGACCAACAAGAAGGTGCATTGGGAATCGTTCCACATCGATCCGACGACCGGCAAGGATGTCTATGGCGCTAGGCCCCTGACCGAGGGGCAACAGGCGTACCTGGACGACTTCATGCAGGACTACGATTATGCCGATGAACATGGCTGGTTCCAGAAGATCGAGCCCAGCCTGAAGCAAGGGCTCTGACCATGCCGAACGCTCTCGTCGATCAGGCCATGCCCGTAGAGGCCCCTCCGGCACCCGAGGAAGAAGCGCCTCCCGAGGATACGGCACCGGACGAGGCTGATGGGGCCCCTGACGATGATGACATGGGGCCCCCGCCCGACCCGAATGCGCCGACGCTGGCCAGCGAGGGCGTAGACCCGGATCAGCTCAAGGACGTGATTCACAAGGTGGCCGTGATCAATGCCAAGCTCGCCCAGATCCTGGAGGACAGTCCCGGCCCCAAGATAGCGCGCTCTATGGTGATCAAGGCAGTGACCGAGATAGTGGCCGAGCAGTGCATGAGCCCGACCTCGGCGGCGCAGTACCTGTCTGACATCCCGGAGGATCCCGGCGACATCCGCGAGTGGGTCCAGAAGCATTCGGACGAGGCGCACATGGCCCTGGCGCAGGCTGTCTATGCCATGCACGGCGCCGCGGAGCCTCCGCCTAACCAGGGCGCAGAGGCACCGCCGGAGGAGGGTGCGCCGCCACCCGAAGAGCAGGCGCCGCCCGAAGAGCAGATGGCGGCATAGGAGGGCGCGATGCCCAATTTCGAGGCCGATGACGTTGGTGGTGGATATGTCGCCAACCTGAGCCCGACCATCAGCCCGACGTCGGTCAGCAACTCGCTGACCAGGGCGTCGGTGCCGGCATCTTCATCTTCGCCTGCGGGTGGGGCTGCCGCGGCCAGCGGGCTCCAGAGCTATGGTGGTGGAGGGACCGTCAGCCTGGGGTCAGGCACCAGTGGCGGGAGCGTATCTCTCTCTCGCGGCTCTCTCGGCCCGGCCGGCTCGCTTGGCTATGGTGGAGGTGGCCGGGCCGGACAGCCAGGGTCCGTCACGCTCGGATCAGGCAGTTCGAGTCAGATCGTCAGCGGAAGTGGTGTAACGCCTGCGCTTATAGGTCAGGCTCCAACAGCCATAGAGCCGGGCACGACGGTGGCCATACCGCTGCCGGAGGCTCGACCGTTGCACGTCAGCTTTGGTGCCGGCCTCAACAGTCGCTCTGATTTCGACCCTGAAACCATGAACTTCCAGGTCGGGTACAATCAGTGGGCACGCGAACACGGCTACAGGACGATTAAAGAGGACGGCAAATTCGGTAAGGAAACAAAGCGGGCGAATGCGACCATCAGGGCTAAGCTCGGCCTTGGTGGCTCTGCTGCGACTATCGATGACGAGCTGAGGACGGCCGTCACAGGGCCCGGCAAAGCACCGCCGCAGCCCCCAACGGCCCCGCTGATCCCGGCGCCAGGGGTGCCGCTCCCGCGGCTACGGCCGGACACATCGGCGGCCACACCCCTTGACCCGGCACTGGTTCGGCAGCCCGATATCCCTGGCGACATCAGTGGGCCAGACGTGCCTGAGAAGCTGATCCCGTTGGAGCCGGTGCCGGAGCCGGCAAAGCCGCTGCCCGGCGACGTGACGTTCCTCTCGACGCATCCGGAGTTCCGACGGCTGAAGGGGTCGGAGCTGGTCGAGAAGGGAAGCGACCTCCTGACGCCGTTCGAGGGCGGCTACCTCACCGAGGAGGAGAAGCTGAGAGGGCAAACAGGGGCGACACCCCTCCCCCATCCGATAAGCACCCCGAACGCCCTAGTCGAGGCGGCGGTGCAATCCGGCCCACTTGGGCGGCCGATCAACACTCCGGCCACGCGCACGCCGCAAGGGGCAAAGCCTCTTCAGCATCCGGTAAGCACGCCAGTATTGCCTGATGAGGGCTACATCGTTCCGGAGCCGAAGATCGACATCCCCACCAAGCTCAAGAATCGTCAGGTCAGCTTGTCGCCGCCGGATGAAGTCGAGCCCCTGTCGGTGACGGAAGAGATCGGCGGCCTGGGCGGTATCGGCGCCGCCATCGTCAAGGGCTGGCAGAAGATCTTCGGCATCACTCCGGCGGAGGGGGAGAAGCCCGCCACCGCTGCGCCGGCCAAGAAGAGCCCTGCGCCAGAGGCTAAGGCTCCGGCCTCGGAGAAAAAGAGGACGGAGGTAGCTCACCCGTCGGTCGAGGCCGCGCGCGTGTCGGCGCTTGCCAGCGAGGAGTACGAGAAGACGGGGGAGGGCACCAAGAAGCTCGTCCAACGGTGGGCCATTGAGAACGGCGTCAGCGTCCAGGCTGCCAAGGAGCACTTCTACGGACTGGTGCATGGCGCAGCCGGGCTCAAGGCGGGCGAGGGCGGCAAGCGCTCCGACATCGAGCTGGATCCCAGGGCTGCCGGTCAAGTGGCCAGTGCCGATGATGACCTGTCCATCGCGGAACAGGCAATGGGGATGGAGACGGAGCCGCCCGACGGCGAAGAAGAATTATTGCCCGGCTCCTCCGCCATAAAGCCCGCCGAGAAGCAGACGGACGACAATTACTGGTTCTCCCCGTCAAGCCTCCTGGATTCGGCAATCTCGGAAGAGAGGATCAGGGGCTATGGGCAGCCCCCCTCCGGCTACTACACCAAGGACCAGATCAAGCAGATCTACGAGCTGTACCGGGACATGGGATTTCGCGATGAGGACGAGGATCCCGAGGCCGAGGCGGAGCGCTACATCCAGCACTACAAGGGCAACTTCAAGCAGGACGTCCCGATGAGCCAGGGTACGCCGCAGAACCCATACAACTCGCGTGAGGAAGCAATGGCGGCTGGTGGGGGTGTCTACAGAGCCCGCGACAAATCTCTGCGTAAGGCCAGCCCCAGGATGGCGGCGTGATGGGCGCCTTCGACGACAAGTTCACCTACGACCCGATGGCCGACGCCCCGGTGGCGGAGGCGCCCGAGCCAGGGCTGAAGGATGAATCGCGCGTCGGTGACAAGCCGAAGAGGCCTTCTGCCTTCGACCAGAAGTTCATGGTCACTCCAGGCTTGGCACCGAACGCGCAGCCGGGGGCCGTGCCTAGCGATCGGCCGGAAGAGGAAACCCATCCGAACCTCGGGCAGGCTCCCGGCGACCCGGTGGCTGGCGTGTCCAGGACGTTCTGGACGAGCGTCGTCGAGCACCTGCCGATCATCGGCGATCCGATCGAGAGGGCTGCCGAAGAGCGTGCCGCGGAGATGCGGGCCCGCGATTCAGGCATGACCAAAGAGGGAGCGCTGGCGGAAATCCAGGCGCTGAAGAAGCACTCCTACAAGGAGCATCCCGGATACGCGACGGCCGGCAAGATCACCGGGGAGGTCGGCGGGGTCGCCGGCCTCGCCGCGCTGGCACCGGAGTTCTTCGGACTACGGGAGGCCACGAAGACCGGCGGTGCGATTCTCGGGGGGCTCTCCAGTTCCTTGGTCAAGTCGATCGACACCTGGGTCCGAACCGGCAAGCCGCTGCACGAGCAAGACCCCAAGGAGTTGGGCTTGACCGCTGCCGGCGGTGCGCTCGGCGGCGTCCTTACCGGAGCGCTCAACCGTGTGTTCGAGGCGGGGGTCAAGCCGGGCTTGCTGGAGCTGGCCAAGAAAGCAGCCGCCCACGACATCCCGCTGCCGGCCGGCTTAGTCACGGCCAACCGGCTGCTCGCCAGATTGCCCGGCGAGATGTTGAGTACCAAAAGCGGGGCCAAGGCGCTCGACGCTTGGTACAGGGCGATCCCGAAGACGATCGGGTCGGATGCCCCCAGGCTGACCAGCAAGGTTCTGGGCGAGGCCAACAAGCGGATCGACGCCGCTGTCAGGAACCTGCCCCCAGGCGCGACCATCGGGCAGCATCCCGAGCTGATCGAGCAGGCCAGGGCCGTGCGTGTTCTGGAGAAGGTACTCAAGGAGCATCCCAACGGCGTCTTCACGCCGGAGGAGTTCCACGAGGCCGTCCAGGCAGGCGTCGATGCCATTGCCAGGAACCGCGGCGAGACGTTTGCCTATGACGGCGGCGGTGCCGTCGCCGATCTCGCCAAGATCGGGACGGCTTTCCTCAAGAAGACCGAGAGCCCGAAGTGGGATCGGCATGCGATAATTCACTGGCTCATGCACAATGCGCCCTTGATAGGCGGCGGGGCAGGCGGGCACGCGCTTCTGACGCACGGTGCTCTGCCGACTTTGACGACGGCCAGCATCGCTGCCGGAGCTGTGGGCGCGGCCAAGCTTGCAGGCAAGGGGCTCAGCGCACTTGCCTCGCGTAGCCCTGGGGTCACCAACGCCCTCGTTAATCAATCGACGCCGATGGCTGTCGAGGTCGCCAAGCCGATCGTGCCAGCGCTCGTCCAGCAGGGCGTGGCAGCCGAGGAAGCCTACTTCCCATCGAGGCCGCAGCAATGATCCTCTTCCTTCTCCTGCTCCTCCTAGCCTTCCCCGCCGAGGCCGCCACGACGCTCCTGCCACCCGGCAAGATGTGCCTCGACGACGCCAACGGGAACCCGCTCGTGGGCGGCACGGTCAACTTCTATGTGCCGTCAACAACGACGCCAAAGACCACCTGGAAGGACGCCAATCAGATCACGGCCAATACCAACCCGGTCGTGCTCGATTCCGCTGGCTGCGCCGTCATCTATGGCGAGGGTGTCTATCGGCAGATCGTCAAGGACTCGCTCGGCAATCTCGTCTGGGACCAGCTCACGGCCGACACGGGCGGCGGCCTTGGCCCCGGCGGCGTGTCGGCGTTCCTCAATCCTGGTGGCCGCCTGACGCTGGCGAGCGGTCAACCGATCCTGACCGGCCTCGGGCAAGTGGCCAAGTCGGTCATCTACTATACGCCGTACAATGGCAACAACATCGAGGTGTTCAACGGGTCGGTCCTGATCCCATACACCTTCGCGGAGATCTCACTGACGCTCGACAGCAATGCCGGGCATGTCCAGTACCACCAGCCCAACAAGAATTTCGACGTCTACATCATCGCCGACACGACGGTGGCTCCGGCCACGCTCCGGGTTTGCACCGGGCCGGCGTGGGTCGCCGACACGCAGACCGGGGCGGTGCCAGATCCCAGGGGCCCGGCGGCCGCGATCAGCTACACGAGCTACGGCTATCTCGCCAACGTCAATACGATCACTTGCCGCTACGGCAATGGCGTCAACGATCTCATCTCGATCGCGCCTTGGCGGGGCACCTACGTTGGCACGATCCGGACGATCGGTGTCGCGGCCCAGGTCACGATGACCATGAACCCCGCGCCAGCCTCTGGCGGAGCTGCGCCGATCCTATTCGTGTTCAACGAGTACAATCGCGTGCTCATCCAAGCCAACAACCAGGACAACGGTGCTCCGTATACCTATGCCGTGGCCACTCCGAGAATTGCCAGGGCAGATAACGACAATCAGATCCAGTATGTGTCGGGTGACATCTCAGACGCCGTCCTGATCACCTATAGCCAATCGATGCAGACCGGCCCGGTCCTGGGCACCCAGGGGCTGTTCTGCATTGGCGTGGACCTGATCGGCTGCACCGACAACGTTCATGCGTCGATCAATACTGTCGCGGCGCAGACCCAGCTTGCCGTTCTCCAGACCACCTACCTCTTTGCCAGCGCGCTCGGGCTCCACCAGATATTCGCGATCGAGGCCGTGGCCGCCGGAACGGTGACCTACGACCTGGACAGCGACCCCGGCGCTGGCGTTGCCGGCATCGCAACGCTCATGACCATGCTCAGGATGTAGCCGCGAGATAGGCCTCCAGCGCGCGGCGCATGCCCGCCAGGAGCCTTGTGTCCTCGGGGACGGCAGACGGTGCCACGTCGAGCTGCGCCGCAATGGCGAGCCTCAGAGCGTCCTCGTCGATGGCAAGCGACTCGGACCTGCGTTGGATGGCGCAGTCGTAGCGGTTGATGAGGGTGTCGAGGTCGGTCACTTCACGCACCTCCAGTGCTTGCCGCGGTAGATCGTGCGCTTACCGTGCTTGATGCAGAGCGCCTTGCCCTGTGGCTCGACGGGCTTGGTTTCATCGGTCGCCGGCACCGAGGCGGGGGGTGGCTTCGGCTCGAGCAGCCCGTCAACGATCGGCTGCTCCTGCGGGGTAAAGACCAGAGGCGGGATCTCGTCGGCGTTGAGGCAGAACGTGTACGCCTTGCGGTAGAGGAATCGCCCGGCGCTGACATCGATGAACGGGTAGGCGAGCAGCGCCTGGAGAGCCGCCGCGCTGCCGCGATTGGCGTAGGCGTGGCAGTCGCTCATGTCGGCAGCGTGCGCCGCGAGCGGGAGGGCTAACAGCAGGATGGGCAATATCCTTATCGTCATCCGCGGCATCTCCCTGGAGGCGTGCTTGCGCCAGTAGTCGATGATCTCCATCGCCGGGCCGGCCGGGCCGCTCAGCCAAATCTCGATCGGCGACGGGCCTTTGTTGTAGCGCCTGAACGCCCACGGGGAGCAGAGCTGTCGTGAGCGCTCCACGCTGAGCCCGAGCCGCGCCCCGATCTGTCGGTATAAGAAACCCTGCGCCCGCATCCGCACAGCCGTGTGGTGGCTGTCCCAGGCGCG